TATGTCTTTCTTAACTTCAACCACGCTTTTGAAATATGGCTTGATGACTTAATTCCTTTACTTGCAATTGAACGACCTATTAAATATGATAACGCTTTTGTACTTATATATCTACCTAACTCATCTCTTGCTTTGATGTTATTCCTGCTAATAAATTTACGCATAGCACCAAGATTAACAACTTCTTTTTTAAATTTAAAACTACTGTTTTTCTTGTTTCCTTTTTCATCTTTGTAAGTCTGTGTTTTAAATCTACCGCTTACACCTTGATTTATAAACTCGTTGTGCTTTGCACCTACCAAAGTAAGACTTAATGTCTTTGTCTTATATACACCTTTAGCCTTTATAGATCCTGCAAGTGAGCCTGAACCTCTACCGCCTAAAGCCTTTTTGGCTTCGGCTACTAATTGTTTTCCAAACCCTCTTAAAAAGCGTCTTTGATGTACGGTGCTTTCTCTAGCCATTATGCACTAGCAACAAAGATTTCAACGCTTACATCTGAACCTGCTGTTGGTTTTACTTGTAAACTTGCTATGTCTGCCATTGTTCCAAATGAAGGGCTAGTGTCTGCTTCTGCTAACATACCGTCATCTGTTCTACAAATAATGTGCGAATGTCCTGCTGATATATGCACTTGATATAAAGTCGCTGCACCTACTACTGCTAATTCAATAGCTTGATCTGAAGACAAGTTTGTTAGACGTATATACTTAGCCCCTTGTGTGTCAATAGCACCAACACTATCGTAAACGTTAGTAGCAAATGTTGCCACAGTAGTTGTCTGTAATGCTGTGCAAGTAACCACTCTTTCAAAGACATCTATAATGCCTGTTACTGTAAGTGAATTTGTTGAACCTCTAACGCTACCATTTATTGTAACGTTCTCTGTAATTGTTGTTGTTAAATCTGCCATATTAAATGTTTATTGTTATTTTAAAAAATCCTATTTTTATTTTATATCTACCTATCCTAAATGTCATTGTATTATGTGGGTTGTGGGTTGTGGTATATTACAAGTGTCGTATGGTTGCTCTATTATAATTGGTAACTCAAATACGAACCCTGTTACTGCGTTATCAAATCGTTCTGTAAATGGCTCTAAGAAAAAATCTTCTTCAACAAAATACCTTGCTTCTTCTCCATGATCCACACTTGATAAATAAAGACTTTCACCTGACTTAAATGTTGCGATTAAATCTGTGCATATACTTAACGTATCTGACAATACTTCTTGTTCGTTGCTCTCATCTTCGTTTACTAAATCACATATAAATACTTGAAAGTTAAATGTCATTCTACTTGCTTCTGCGTCAACTGAAACAAAGTTAATGTGCATAAGAGGAAATAAATTGTTCTTTTCCAAATCAAATTCGTGTATATCTCCGCTTGATACTTTCTGTATTTGATAATGATTCGTACCCCATTGTTTAAGAGTATCTATGACATTGTTATAATTTTTATATCTTATCATTTTGTAATTTTACGTTTTGTATTTCATTTAAATCTGCTTCGTAAGATAACCATGTTAAGCACTCGTATAAAAGCAAGTCTGTTATTTTATTTAAATTAATTATATTGCCATTACAAAGTTTGTGCATTATTGAGTAGAAACCCCATTTTTTAGCAAATTGATTTTCGGCACTATCTCCTGCATTTTCGTTTCTAACCCCTTCTGTAGATTTTCCAAAAACTGCGGCAAAATAGTCAGTAGTTCGTTCCCTAAAGTCCAAAAAAAAACCAACGCTGAATTGACGTCTTTTGCTTTCATCTGTTTAAAGATCTCTGCCCTTTCTTCAAACTTGTCACTATCATAAGCGGTTATTGTATAGTTGTCTTTATCTTCTTTTACTATAGGTCTATAAAGCACTGCGATTATATTGTGCATATTTTCTTCTAATCCATTTGTAACGTATTGCTCAATGTCTGCATACTCACCGATACTAATTTCAGAAAGGTTAGGGTGAAAGCCATATTTTATGCCATTCATTGTTATCTTATTTTTTAGTTTTCCTTCTTCTTGTAATACTGTTGCCTTTTCTAATATGAACGCTACATCTTTAATCGTTAACTGCTCAATCAACTTTTTAGGTATGTCAGAAATTAACCTAATGTTTTCAACTGCTTCTTGAACGTTACTACCTTTATTTATAGCAATTACTTCTGCCCATTTTTCAAGTGTCAAATCTTTCCATTCGTTGATTTTATACTTGTGCTTCTTTCCGTCTTTGTTTATATTGACGTTCATAATATAGTATATATAATTTGTGTATTTAGTTTAAAATTGTATATTTGCTGCGTTTTAGGTTAGTTTGATTTCTATAGATTGGTTGCTACTTAGTAGTGACCTTTCTTTTTTATTGTATAAAATACTTTCCATAGTTTGTATCAATTTCAAAAAACATTCTCATCATTATAGCGTCTGAATAGTCAGGTGACCTACCTAATATAGTTTTAATTGTGTCTTTTGCTTGTATCTGTATCTTATTATCTTTATCAGCGTTTTTAGATCTTACTTGCTCTAGTTCTTCTATAATACACTTTTTAATATGTATATCGTTACAACTTATGCCTATTTGCGCTTTGTTTATTAAGTCAGCTAATTTGTAATAGCATTGCGTCTTTAAGTTTTGATAGTTTTCTTTTTTAAGTGGTCTTGCGTTATTTTGAAAAGGCGTACAGCGTAAATAGTCTTGTGCGCCACCCCCTACTCCGTCAGAGTCAACAATAATGTTTTTAAGGTTTACAGCATAATCTCTTTGTACTTTTCTTACTTCGTCCACTACTTCGTTTATAGATGACTTGTCTATGCTTATAATCTTTTCAATTTGTAATCCGTTCCATAATACTATGACTGTTTTATCTGTACCAAATCGTGCTACATCTACGCTAATATATTTATCACCTGTTACTCCTTTTTGATTAAATAAATTAATTATAGCGTCATACTCTATTAAGTTATCTGTTGTTGCTTCATATTCCCAATTACCAAATAATAGTCTTTGTTTACTTATTTCGTCAAGCTTTTCTAATTGTTCTTTATAATGCCTACCAATATATTCATTATCATCTACAAGCGATTGTATAAACTTTCTATGTTCTTTTATATCACCTTTTTTATTAGGTTGATAGAATTGTGTATATGTCCAATTCTTTGCAGGGTTGCAAGTTAAAAGTAGTTTAGGTGTAATTTTATACTTATCTAATTTAAATCTAATTCTACTACTTAATATGTTTTTACACTTTTCTGTTATTTGGTTTGCTTCGTCAACAAAGCAGCCTGTAATTTCTAACGATCCTAAAGTGTCAAAGTTTGGATCTGCTGGGTATTGATACAAGTCTTTCAATAATATCTCACTTTTGTTATAAAACGTTATTATGTTTGAACCACCGTTAAAGCTGTAATGTTTACCTGCTTTTAATCCCCATAACTCGCATACCTCAAAGAAAGTGTTTAAAGTAGTTTTCTTTAAATTGTCTAACTTACTTCTACCCATTAAATAACGTGTCTTTGGGTATTTAAGGCAAGATAGTATTAACCATGCGCAACCTATAAAAGACTTTCCACCACCTGCTGCGCCACCAAACAAAACTTCTGTTGTGTGTTTATCAAATAAGTATGCTATTGCTTGTCCTTGTGTTCTTGTAAAGCTTGTTTCAATAGTCTGTGCCATTTATGTTTACATTAATCTTTACAGGTTCATCGCCTGATGTTAAGTCTAGTTCTGACTTCTCAATATATCCACGCTTCTTTCCTTTAGTTTTTAAATAAAAGATAGTTGCTGACGTATTGTTATCATTTATTTGTTCGTGTAACTTGCTTTCAGCAAAATCTAATGTAATGTTCTCAATGTCTTTTACTTTCTGCGCAAAGTCCTCATCTTCATTAATCCATTTGTAAAAAGTCGATCTTGCTATGCCTACTGACTTAACGGCTGTTGTTACTATACCTAAAGATTTTTCTAACGCTTCTAATACTGCTTCTTTTTTTATGTGTCTATTTTTGTCCATTTTATATTCCTTTAAATGCTTTTAATGGGTAAAAGATTAAACTGTTTCTATATCCATTTTCTTGCATAGGTTTAATAGGTGTAACTCCATGTATGTTTTTCCATGCAGGATAAACTAGCATTGAATTATCTGCTTGTTCAAATGTTGCATTATAATCAGGTACATTTAAACTACCACCTTTTGAATTATGTCTTTTTGTTATTATTACGTTTACTGCGCCTTCTATGTTGCCTGTATCTCTATGAAACGGTGCTGATATATTATAATTAGATATGCTACTTGTAAATAAGTTTCCAAAACGCCATTTTTTGTTTACGTCTTTAAATAGTTCAACTTGTTTATTATATATGTGTGGTGTAAGCTTTTTAATTATCTTTTCACTTTGTAATGCTGCGCCTAACATTGCTTTTATAAAGATCTGTGCTGATTTTACTTTATGCGTTGCGCAAATGCTTGGATAGTCTCTACGCATATGTGGGCGTGGTGCTACGCTTCCTAAAATTGTAGAGTATTGCTGAATTTTCTCGGTTTTTCCTCTTTCGCCACTAGTTCTATTCATGGCGCTTTTTGGTACGTTTTTACTTCTAAACTCTTTATTAGCAATAGAAATAAGCTGTACAAGTTTTTTATCGTGTTTATTTAAATCAGGTATATAGAAACCAATTATTTCACCGTCTACTTCTAATAAACATTCTTCTTTTACGTTAGGTTCAATGTATTCGCACTTTTTACCGATCTTTATGTTATGCTCTACTTGTTGTAGTTTAATTGTTTTCATTTTGAATTATATTTGTGTTAAATACTTTTGTGTTAGGTTTAATTTGTAAATCATATATACCTTTAACTTTTCTTATTTTGGTAATTTGTTTATATTTATCATGTAAATATAATGTTGCTTCTTTTTCACCTTTATTATTTCTACTAATTTGATGTCCACCTTTTTCACCCCAATAATTGCTATCCACTCCAATACATCTATATTTTAAAACACCGCCATATTTTTTATACATTTTTAATGCTCTTTCATGACTTTCTTTTCCTGCTTCGTAATTTTGTCTAGCTTTTATTTCTTTACCTTCATCTACTAATATATCAACATTGTTTATTAACCCATAAAAATTTCCAACAATATATATAAGTCCAGCAGATAGCTTTTGTTTCATTTCAAAAATACTAGTGTTAGAATTTACACCCCACATTTTAAAACCTATTTTTTTTGTTTGTTCAAATGCTTTTAAAATAAATTCGTGTAATTTATTTGCTTTTACAATTTTGTTGTTAGCGTCTAAACCTCTAATATGAGCAATGTCATCATCTATAAAAACTAAAAAATCATCTATTTTAAAAAATTTCTGTATATAATTTCTTTGGTTTGGTATGCCTCGTACACCAATAATTACCTTTATATCAGAAAAATCTTTTAATTTTGTTTTATAAATTTCATATTCTTCTTTATCAGCTACAAACACATATATGTCTTTTATAATATCTGTTTTATATAATGATTTTAATGTTTTTTTAATTAATGTGTCTACCCTTTTATATGACGGTATGATTATTTTGTACATATTTTAGTTTCTTTTAGCTTTTCTATTAATAGTCCACCTATATATGCGTTAGCTTTTCTAAATTTTGCTAATAGTTCTCTTGCTTCTTCTATATCTTCTGAAGTAAAATCTATTAGTATGCCTTTTTTAACATTGTCTTCCATATCTTCAAGTTCATCGTCTAAATCAAGATCGTTTAAAACTCCGTAGTCAACTTCTTGTTCAGGTTGCCAAACATCTAACCCCCATTCACCAAGTTTTATATTATCCCACTCGTTTCCTAACATACTCCAATCCCACTCGCCAAAACTTGCGTTGTCTTTTATAATAAACTCTAGTTTTTGATCTTCAGTTAATCCTTTTGCTATTTTAATAGGCACTTCTTTTAATCCTGCTTCTATACACGCTTTGTGTCGCATATTTCCACCTAATATAGTCATGTCTTCGTCTACAACTATGGGGCGTAGGTTTAACATTTCTGGAAACTCTTTTATTGATTCAACAAGTTTTTTAAATTTATCGTTTTTAATCACTCTTGGATTATTAACGTTTGTATGTAATTGATTAATAGGTACTTTCATAATAATATATATATTTAATTAACATTCATTTGGTAGTGGTAAAAATACGTCAAGTTCAGTCATTGCCCATATACGTACTTCTTCACAATAATTAGTAAACTCTTTTGTGTCTAACGCTTTGCTACGATCTGCTATAAATCTATGACTTAGTATTTCGTGCATTTCAAATTTATGGTAACCTGTATGTTGGCATAATGGCATAACTATACATTTCCAATAATAGTTGTTTTGTTTGTTACTTCTTTTCATTTCTCTTTATTGATTCGTTTGCCTTTGCTACTAATCCACTCATACTGTGCGTTGGCTCTTTTCTGTGTATCGTTGGGAAACCTGTAAATTTTTCTTCTACTTCTTCCATATACTCACCGCAATCGCATAATGCTTCTGCTGTTCGTATTTTTCCGTCTATAACTTTTATTGTTGCTTTTTTAATTTCTTTTATTATGTCTTTACATTTGCATTTAAATCTCATTGCTTTCTATTTTATCTAATAATTGTCCTGGGGTATATATAACATCTGCAACATCATAATTTTTATAGATACATTTAAATTCATTGTCTTTATAAGTCCATAAAGTCCTCTTGTTATTCTTAATATGCTGTTTTAAAACCCACTTAATTGTTTTATAGCTTCTGTCTTGTAATTTTGTCATATAAGTATTTTAATGAATTATAAACTGTATGCAGACAGCTAGGACAGTTCGTTGTTGTTTTATATCCACCACCAAAATATGCGTTGTATATTTCTATCATCTTTGTTTTTGTTTCTACGTCTTTAGCTTTACCGTCTTTAAAGTCAGGATATATTTTAATTAGTTCTTGTTCTAAATGTTGTTTGCCTTCCGTTTCAGATCCCTCAACCATTGGTTCTATATCTGTTGTCTTTTGCCAATAACCCTTTGGACAACTTTGTGGTGCGATTCGTGCTTTAATACGCATAAAACAGCCGCAAACTTTACAAGATCCTGTAAGCTTAAAGTAATAGTCACACCCTTTGCATATAGTTATGCGTTCTTTATATATGTCTTGTGGTACTAAAAACCTAGTCATTTAAAATGTCTTTTAGTTCTTTTCTTACTTTGTCTATTGTGCTGAATATACTGTTTCTACTTATGCCTGTTTTTTTAGCTAGACTATCTAATGTGTTATCTTCATAGTAGTATAGTTTAAATAATTCAGCATCATACCAATACATCTTTTCAAGTTCAACGTCTATCTTTTCTAATTTCTTCCATATATATGGGTTTTCATCTTCAGGTATATTGTAAAGGTTCATTTTGTTTGATACTTCGCCTGTCTTCATAATGTCATATGTTGCTCTTGATGCTGCTGATTTTATTTTTGTATAGTACATTTTATATTTGTAATAGTATGGGCTTGTTTTACTTGTAAAACTTCTGCGTAGTATTACTGTTGCGTATCTTATTATGCCTGTTCTACCGTCTTTTTCATAAATCTTTTTTAATGTATCAGGATTCATTTTTAAAAAATTCAGCATAGTTTCTTGTACTGCTTCATCTATTTCGTTTATGTCTTTTGTAAATCTTTTGCATATTTTAACAAAATCTGCTCTGCATTCACCTACTATTATATATATTTTATTCATATTCGGTTTTTAATTCCTTTAGTTGTTCTATAAGATCCTGTGTTTGTTCTGAAATTAAATACCTATATGCCCTTACTTTTTTACGGTTGTTATCGTTTTCTAAGGCTGCCAAATATCCATTTGTCATAACTGATACTTGTACAGGTATAATCATTAAAAAGTCGTGGAAGTTTCCTGTGCCTATGTCTTTTTTATAATTGTTATTGTATTCAATTATAATGTCTAGTACATCTTTAAAATTAGTAAAGCTTTCAATGGTTGATATATCTTCAATAAATTCCAAAAGTATATCAATGTAGTTTAATACGATAACGCTGTGATGTGTACTTAAACATATTGGTACTTGCATTTGCCTAAGCTATACAATTTTTTTACTCTAAACCCTTTTGTTTTTTTATTTTATTAACAAGTAATTTATAACAACTTATTTGTTCCTCGTATTCAGATCTAGTGATTTTAACTGTTGTGGTTGCTAAATACTGCATTTCTTCGGCTGTTTCAAATCCATACGTTGCGTCTAAATTAAGGGCAAATTTAAACTGCTCACCCTGTTCAAACATATTGCATTTAACACACTGCACTTGACAATTAATGTCATGCCACCTAGTTGCTAAATGTCTTCTACTTTGAAAGTGACCGCACTGCATACCACCTTTTTTATAATGCCCAACTTTGCCACACGTGAAACATTGGCAAAGCCCTGTTTCTGTTGAATTGCGTAGTCTAATATAAAGACTAAACCATTTGTCAAGATCCTTTTTAAGTTTAGAAATAGTCTTTTTTTTCATTGATATTTATAGTCTATTATTTCTTGCCTTACTTCTTCTGATCTGCCTTTACGTTTATACCAATTTTTACCTCGTAGTGTTTTATCTTCTTCTTGTAGCTTTCTTCTTGCTCTTGTTATACTATCTGCAAGTGTTAGTTTTCCGTCAACATAATTTCTAAAGAAAGTGTTTAAATGCCATACTATGGTTGCATCTTTAGCTTCTTCATACCAAATTATAGCTGTAAGTATTCTGTCGCAATCTCTTGCTTCAGGTTTTTCCATTAGTATGCTTCTTACTTTGTCTTGTAGTTTGTTAGTTAGTAATGTCATTGTAAAATTTTTGGTTAAAGATTTTTTCTATTTGTCTATTCTTCGCATCCAACTCATCTTCTAATGCTTTCATTTTCTTTTGTAAAATCTTAAATACTATAATAGTTGCAAGTAAAAAACCTGCCGACATTGAAAATAAAATCATTAATAGTGCTTGTATTGTACTCATTTTAATAGTTTTTGTTTAGGTTTATAATGTGGAATTGTTTTAGGATCTTGATGTAAAACATGGACGCTATAATATGCTTCATTCATACGTTGTTTGTGACTTCTAACCCACCGATAGAATGTGCTTATGTTTAAGAATTGTTGTTCTTTACTATGTCTAACTCCAATAGAAAACGATTTTTGTATGTCTTCAAAGTCCATGTTTTTAAACATTTTGTCAGTCTGTATATCGTTTGCAAATATCTTTGCTAAACTTGCCATTGTCTTACCGTCTGTTGAATAACCTAATTCAATAGAGGTTTTAGCAATTAAATCATATACTGCTTTTACAAATTCTGTGTCACTCATAATAGTTCTTTTCCTTTTAAGTATTCGTCAAGTTGTTTATCAATCTTTGACGTGCTTTTGTTAAACTTCTTTGAATTTTTAAGCCACGTCTGTAACCGTCTTTTAGTTTCCCAGGTTTTTTGTAATTCAAAACGCATTTTAGTTCCCGATCTGTTTAATTCAGTCCAATAAGATAAGAAATTATTTGCTTCTTCAATACTCATACCTATTTCTGCACTTAAATTACTAACTTCTTCGCCAAACTTTCCTTTAAATATATCTTTATTATTTATTCTTATTTCTTTATTATTATTTGATTCGACTTTCTTTAAATCAAGTTTTAAAGTTTCTTTAGAACAAGTATTAAAATACCTTAAAATGTTCTTTTCGAGTATCTTAAAATGTAGTTTAGCGGGCAACCCTTTTAGTTTAGTTTCTATAAAGTGCATATTTTCTAAAGTTTCAATTGCTTTCTTTTGTTGGTAGTGTGTTAGTGTTGTGTCTTTCTCTATATTTAAAGCTGTATTAAAAAACCAACCGTTGTTAATAGTTCCATTTTCTATAAAATACTGCTCTTTGCTTATAAGATCTGACAATATAATAGTTGCATTTAAACCAATTTCTTTAGCTAATGACTTATTAACTACTATAAACGCACTACTGCTTAATAAATGCTTCATAAATTTATATATAAATCGTGTACATAATCTTTTAATGCTTTCTTTATATTCTCTACATCTTGTGTAAAGTGTTTATATGTAGAACGCAACCTAAATGACGCTTCACCTACAACAACATCAATATATACTTTGTAATCTTTTCTGTTGTGTATTCCTGCTTTTCTTAAAATATCTTTTAAATCAATATCTTTTAATTGCGATTTTTTGCCGTCAGTATAGGCATTGTAAACTTTATTAAATAAACGCCTATATACATCCCAATTAGAATAATATACTTCATGATACCTTTCGTAGTGATATATGCTGCTACGATCTCTGTTAATTACTTCGGCAATAGTATTGTAGTGAATACCTTTTTCAATAAGGCATATGTTACTTGCAACCATTCTAGGTAAGTGAATGCGTTGTAATCTTGTAGGGCTGCTCAATATACCTTTACGCAATCCACTCACCCGAGTTGCAATATCGCATATGTTTTCTACTACTTCTTTGTCTGTAATATCTATACGTATATTTTTCATATTAAAATGGCATATCGTTTTTATTATCCTTTTTATCACAACAGTTATCTATAACCCAATCAACAAAGTATTGAGCATCATCTATGATCTGACTTCTGTCGCCAGTCTTATCATTTTCAACTGCACACTTTAAACAACTTTGTTTAACGATCATAAGCTGTACGTTATCAGACTTGCCCTGTGGTTTAGGTGTAAATGTTTTAGGTGTAAATCCTTCAGGTGCTACTGCTCTTGCTTTGTTGTATTCTTGTTGACCAACCTCTACAATGTCGTATGTAAGTTCCCAACCTTCTTGTTGTTCTTTCTTTTTACCAATATTAATTTTGTCACCGTTTTCCATTTCAAGATCGTGGTATAAAGTCTTGCCATATTTACCTTCATATTCTTTAATGTTTACTACTTTTTTAATGTTACTGGTTTTTGCTGTACTTGTCATTTTAATTTTAGTGGTTAAGCCACAAGCTATTAAGTTAATAAATATGTTTAAAAATAATAAATCTAATTTAGATTTTTAAGTTTGTAAATCCCTTTTTTTATTTTTTCTCTTGTTTCTTTTATTCCACTATCTCTTAAAAATATATTTCTATATTTTCCTGTCGTTGTAGAATAATCCCAATAGTATTCGTCAAGATACACTTGCCCTTTTTTATTTATAAATACTATTATTGAATTGTAGCTTTGAAAATACCTACCTTTGTCAGTATATATTTCAAATTGATTCGCAATTTTGTTTCCTTTTGCACTTTCTAAATTATAAACTTTCATAATTCCTTTATATGTTTAATTAATTTTTTTTTAAAATACTCTTTATCAAACCAATTTATTGCTTCATAAAGACACATGTTCAACGTGAATTCTTTACCGTATTCATCACGCCCATACAACGTTAATTCACCGTCATTACAATACATTGTATTTATGTCGTGTAAACGTTTATGTATATGTTCTTCTTCAGGAAGCATATTTAAATCGGGTTTTGTTTCTTTTTTCTTTGCCATTATCTTTTATATTTATAGTAAAATACTTCTGCTATTTCTTGAATACTCCATTCGTCATATATATTATAGTCGTCACCTTCTAATTCTAATATACACCTTTCGCCCAAACAATCAACTTCCGTAGGATCTATGCTTCTGTTTGTCCATAATTCTTTTACAAATAAATTTGCGTCAAGTCTGTATTCCTCGTCAGTTAATATGTTACATAATACAACTTCTTCTTCTTCGTCATCTAACCACCATTCAGCGTTATCTACTTTAAATTTTTCTGTTTTCATTTTATTTATTGTATTTAGCTGCTACTCTATTAGACGTTTGTTTATCTTTCTCTCTCAATTCCGCTATCTCTTTATATGCTTCAGTTAAAGATCTTCTATGCCTTACATTACGTTGCTCTAAATCGTTTATTCTTTTTTTCTGACTTTTAACAACTGTTTTTAAGTGGTTAAGTTTACCAGGTGTTGGATCTAAGTTTCTAAAAAATTCTTTTAAGTCCATTGTTTTAAGTGCCTGTTTTAGCAGGGCTTTTTTTATTTGATTTGTAATTTTATTAAATTTTCAACTTCTTCTTTCTCTCTATATAAGTCACTAATATATAAAGATAACATATTTCTTTTGTCTAAATTTCCTTCCTCATCTGCTTCAGCTTGCCTTCTATAATGTTGTACTAAATCTTCTTCAAGTTCGCTTTTTAATTTAATAAGTTCTTTTAAATTCATTTTATCCATTTTTTTTGTTTTAAATTATTAATTTGATTAATTACTCGGTAAAAGTAAAAAACTTTTTAATAAAAACAAAGCTTTTTCGTTAATAAGTTATTAACTATTAATTTTTAATAACTATATATAAGTGATTTTTAAGCGTTTTTAATGCTTGTATAGTATGTTGATATTAAATTATAAAGATAATGCGTTAAAACGCACGGGGGGTATGTTATTATAAAGGCATAAGTACATTTAAGGGTAATGTACCATAGTTTTTAACTATTCCAACTCCAATAGCTGGTTTTTTTCCATACTTTGCATAGGCCATAGCATAGGATTCGTGATCTATACCGCAACCCACCTGCATGCCAAACACTCTAAAGTTCTTGCCTACGTAATGTTCGCAATAAGATTGTGTATGTAAATGCCCTTGTACTGTGTTCATCATATCTGCACGACATTTAGCCCTAGCTGTACCGCCTTCACCATGAATATATTGTACACCGTCTAACTCGTAACGTTCTACAAAGTTCCAATTAGGTACATTTAAAACTTCTTTGTAAGATCTTATCCATTTAGAAGGTATAGCACTTGTTTGTGCTTTACGCATAATCATTCTGTCATGGTTGCCAATTATTACAGTAGCAAAAGGGAATGCATTGTACCACCTAGCTATTCTTTTTATTGCTAACTCTAATTCATCTAAACCACCCATGCCGTCTGCTGATGTTTCATGATAGCTTGAATAATGGTTGTCAATAATGTCACCTATAAAGACAATTTCTGAACAGTTATGTATGCTTTGTTGTTCTAAAACAAAATCCAAATAGGCGTCAAGGCAAAAAGGTTCATGCAAGTCACCTACAACTAACACATTCCTCAAGCCCTGTCGCATACGTTGGATCGTTTCTATTTCGTTAGGTTTTAACCTATAACGATTACTTTGTGGCATTCTTGCCCATGTCCGCAATTCCCTGCCCTAATACTAGGGTAAGTAGTGCGTAATAAAGATTAGTTGCTGTTGTTTCGTCAACGCCTAAATAAGTTACAATAGCAGGTACGCATACTGATGATATTGCATACCAAAACTTTTTTGATTTAAGCATCTGTGAAATTAAAAACTGTCTCATAACATAAAATTTTTGATTAATAATTGTAAGTCCAAATAGTTTTTTGAACTTTGGAAATATCCATATCTACATGAATAAAGTTTGATTTGAAAGAAATGCCAAACCTAGTCATTCCGACCTTCATTAAAGCATTTAATATCAAATATAATTCGTTGTTGTTTTTATATAATAAATCTACTGCTAACCCTTTACAATGTGCTGAGTCAGAAACACCCCCTACTTTTTTATTATGCTCTTGTGTTCTGTAACCACTTGACACTCTAAACGGGCAACCTGCTATTCCTCTTGCCTGATCTAAAAGTTCAACAAAATGTTTGTTCATTTCAAAGCCCGATCCTGCTTCGTCAGGGCTGTCAAATTCTGTAATTGCGAAATATGTGAAAGCCATTATTTATAAAATACTGCATAAACTTGTGCAAATAACAAGTCTATAATTAACCTTCTTTCTTTTATTTCTTTCTTTTCTTCTTTAGGAAGATAGCGTGGGTTTTTACTATTTAGTTTTCTTTTTTTCAAACCTAAAAAATTTATAAATTGTATAAATAATTGCCAAAGATAAAGATGCAAATGTAAGGTATTCATTACATTCAGTTAGATTCATGCCTATTGCTGTACTATTTGCTACACCTACTAATAGCGTGTCTTTTACTTCTCTCATTTTTCTTTGGTTTTTCTTGTAAAAAGTTCTTCAATGCTTTTTCGTTTTTTGGTTTAGGTTTGTATGTTCCTCGTTTCATTATTTTAAATCAGGTGTAAGAAAATCATCTAATGTTATTTCTCGCCTGTCGTTTTGATTTCTTTCCAAATTCATTCCTGAATAGAAAGCGTTTTTATCAGGGCTAACGTCTGCACCGCTGTTCGTACTATATTCAGGGTAGTCAGCAGTATTATTTTTTATATAGTCTATAAGTCTTTCTGTATAAAATTCTGCTGTGTTTCTTATTTCTTCACGTAAGTCTTGTGCTTCTTCTCTACTTAATGCTGTTGCGTTTTCTGCTGTCTTTGAAACAACATTATTATTCATTACTTTATAACGTAAAAATGGCAAAGCTTCATAAAAACTCCAATGTGTTAAAGCGTCTTGAATGTAGTCGTCAACTAAAGTTTGATAAGCACCTGACAAAGATCCTGCCGTAATATCTGATTGTAGTTTAGCAAACAAGTCTGTTCCTAGTTTAGTTTCAATGTACTTTTTTTGTGCTACTTTTATATAGGGCAGTATGTACTCAACATCAACATTACCACCTATTGCTGTGCTATCTTTCAGTCTGTTTTCTGATATGAATAAAACGTAGTTTGCCATTATTTTACTTTTGCATTTACTCTAGATCCTGCGCTTTCTACATTATCTAACACAGGCACTCCTGCGTCTTGTGGTACATAGCCCTTGTTTCTAGGATAATAATTTTTTAATTCTTTTGGTAAATAGTCACCTTTTTTATACTCTTTTCCGTCAATAACCATTCTTCTAGGTGCTTTCTTTAATACATAAACACGCCTTAACCAATAGTGGCGGCAGTTGTATGAACCTTTATATTTTAAAACGTTGTAAGATCCAAAACCCTCATTTTGCCCTCTCATTCCTGCTATGTCTTCTCTAGTAAATAAACTACCATAATGACTGCCTATAAGGTTTCTGCAAAAATCTCTTGAATTGTCTTTAATTGATCCACCACGATATACATAACGTAGTTTAAATAATTGCCTATCATATCTTGAACGGGCTTGTTTACCTGAAGCTGAAACAAATTCTTCATATCTCAACCTATCTTCTTCTTCATTTTCTACTTGTTCTTCTTCTACTAGTTCGTGATCTTCTTCAAAGTCAGTTTCGTTATCATAGTCTAAAGAATTAATATAATTTATAATTTCTTGTTCTAGTTTAACTGAATCTTCTTCTGACATTTCATACTTTTTGTCTTCTTCTTCTTCTTTTAATGTTTCTTCTGTGTCTTGTAATGGCTCTAATCCAATTTCCTCTCTTATCTCATCTTGTGTAAGAATTTCTTTTAATGTATCTAAACTCCACCTTGTAGAAACAGGTTTAAATTGTTGTATTGATATAGGTAGATTGATTTCATTTACCTCTAAGATCTTTTTAAAACATTTTAAAAGTAATTCTTGAAATGGCCTAACAACGCTATTGCTATATATTTCGTATGCTTCTATCATCTCTTGTGCGTTGTTTCCTAATCCACTATCGCTACGAATACCCATTAACATAGGGCTTGTAACCCTGTGTGCTGTAAGTATGTTTTGAACAAGCAACTCTTGTAAAGCTAGATATTGTTTATCTGCGTTTGATTGATCTATTGGTGTTATTTCAGGTGTTCTGTTCTTATCATCACTAAATGTCAGTATGAACCTACCTGCTGCTTTTGTGCCAGTGAATTTTTTTGTTATGCTTCTTTCTATCTCTAGTCTTTCTTCGGCAGTAGGCACACCATTCGCAAAGCTGATAAAATAGCTACCTGAAAATCCATGCTGTATGTTGTTTAGATGAAATTCAGACACTTTCTGATCTATTAATGCCCAATTACAACCTGATACATAGTCTGGAGTGTTATAGATTTCCATATTAGGGCTGTATAATCCTTCAACTAAAATTTGACTTGCTGATGTTCTATCGTTCATATTAAAAGCTGGTACAGGCACAGGTTTATTTTTTCTTACGTTGCTCCAGTCTGCTGAAATATAGTACTTATCCACCCTGCCCATTGCGTTAGGTTTACCTGCTCTAATACGTTCCATAGGCACGTGATAAATTTCACTGATATTTAATTTGTCTTTACTCCAAATAACGTTAAGTGCAAAACTACCATGTAACTTTAAATCAAATGCGCATTTTTTAAATACTGTGTGAAGATCCTCTTTAGAATTTGCGTTAGCTATAAACTTTTTAAGATTTACATAAGCATCTAAATTTTCTGACTCTTCAACTATAATACTTTCACCTGCAATCATATCTGCTGTTGCATTAACTATTGCAGCGTGTGTACTTGAATTGTAATATAAGTCAATTAAAAATTGTGGGAACAGGTTGCGATAGTCCTCAGTTCCATATTCAATCCAATCTTTGTATTGATTTTCAATAATTTTTGGTGACGTTGAACTTTCTAAATTTATGTTTAATATATTATCCATATTTATTCTTCTTCTGCCGACCAATCTTCAGCGGCAAGTATTACTAGCATTTCTGCGTTAGTGTATTCTGTCTTTCCTGCTAAAAATGAAGGTTGTTCACCTTCGTATTTAACAAACGTCAATGTAAAATCTAGCGAAAATCTTAATGTTTCTGCTGAATTTTCTAAAACTTGTGTAAAGTCTATATTTTCAACCTCATCTGCTCTTATTATAACGTAGTTTGTCATTATATTGTAGTTGTTGAATAGGCTGTTCCATTTGTTAATGTACCTACTAGATTATTTTGTGAATGATCTATTGCTGTTGTTCCTGTACCCTCGTTAAAACGCCAATAACCTTTTAAATTAGCTGCGCTTGTATAATTACCATAGTTAGACGTTAAATCTATTGAAGATCTACCGCCATTATATATAGCTGTAATTTCTGCTGCTGTTAGGGGTTCATTCCATACAGCAAATTCATCTAAAAGTCCTTTGTAATATGCACCGTCAGATGTGTTCTGCCCTACGTCAACTGCTGCTATATCACCACTCCAAGTTCCTAAACTAGCAACGTCACTACCAACTTGTGTTGCGTCAACGTATGCTTTTAAAACGTCACCGTCAGCACTCCATGTCATAACAAATAAATGCCATGCGTTATCTGAATCAGTTGTTCCTGCTGAATACTGTACTTTCTTTCCTGTTCCACCTGCCTTATAAGTAAAACGCCACTCATCTGATGAATTATGCCAAAAGATAAAGAATTCATTATTGCTATCTGCTACTGCTCTAAATAATGTTTTTGATCCTGATGTAGTTAAGCTTTTAGCCCATATAGCAACTGTACCTTCTGTTGTAGCTGTTGTAAATGAAGCTGCTGCTGCATCTAAATTAACATAGTCATTTGTTCCGTCAAATGATAATGAAAAGTCATTAGAGTAGGTTGTCTTTGCTGCTGAAAGACTTAAACTATTGCCTATTTTTAGCATTATTGTCCTGTTCTTTCGTCAGATTCCATATAGCCAATTCCAATACCACTCGAAAGTGTTATGCCTGTAATTCGCATAAACAATGTTGTTCCTGCAGGGATAGTGGTGTGAAGCTTGTTAGGGTTAGTGTCTGCCGCCCCACTTGCATTGCCTATTGTTATAGCTGAAATAACTGAAGCAACAGGAAAATAAACGCAATAATAGTCTTTTGTTGACATAACATCTGTAGTAAAAATATCTACTTTTCCTTTGCCTAGTTGTTCCCTTAATAATGTATTGCTGCTATCTACTAAACTCATAATTTGTCTTTTTTAATTTGTGTATAAATAATTTGTTGTTGTTTCTGTATGTTCTGTGTATCTTACTTGCTCTGATCCTGACGTTTCAGTTACGTAAAGTTTCCCTTCTTCTACCTTGCCCTTAACTACTCCGTGTACTCCTGAAGTGTCGTTAGCTACGTCTGATTCGTTTATAGGTGCTGTAGCTGCTGTTAAAGTAGGTACAGAACCATTAAAGCTAACTTCGTATACCTCATATTTCCAATAGCCATAAGGTTTGAAATTAACTTTGCCTGTAAATACGTCTTCGCTTGTGTTGTGTTGGATCAAGACTGACGTATAACGTTGATAGATTCTATTTGCGTCATTATGTGATGTGCTTGTTCCATATGCATATTTAGTTGCGCCTGTCATATCGTTTATAAACTTAAAAAGAAGTCTAACACGTGCCGAAGCAACCGAAGTATCAATTCTTTTTTCTTCCGTAGTGACATAAAAGGTTGCGTTAGATCCGTAAGTTATGTGTAACATACTAGAGTATATAAAAAAGTTTGTTTTGTTTGTACTCCAATAAAAAAAGGGTGTAAAAACACCCTTTAATTATTAGATATAATCTATTTGTTAACTCGTTACAACTGCGTTGAAAGTGAAAGCACCATTGTCGAATGGAGTAGTTGTATAGTCAGCCACTAACTGCATCGGAGAATTTTCTTGCGACTCTAGGTTGATGTCATAACCTGACATATCCCCTAGACTTACCCCTGATGTATTTGTTGCTGTTGTTAATTCCATACCGTTGTCTAATCCCATAGCAACGATTTTATTTTTACCGCCTGAAGAAAGTTGATTGAGTTCAGCAAAAACAACAAGTCTTTGTTGTGCTAAAAGCTTAATCTCATTTTGGTCTTCTTTTGTTAAATCGTGTAGTTTGATATTACAAGCGTGTGTATAGAATACAGTTCCATTTTCGCTAGATCCTGTTACGGTTTCTGTTACACTGCCTGTTCCACGCTTTAAAGTGTATTTATAAATATCGTCACCTGAACCTAAATCCAAGTCTGTTACTTCACCACTAGCTGCTACATACGAAGTTAATTCATCATGTTGTACAAAATAAACTGCTTTTATCCCGCCTATTCCGTCACGACATGTTATGTTCCTTCCCTTAGTTAAATTACAAGCCATAGTAGTTTTTATTTTTGTAGCATTTAGATAGGGGTCGCCCCCTATCCTATTGCTGTGTTATTATTATCCTTGATGTGTAAAGTCTGATGCAACGCCTACTTGACAACCTGCCGTCCACTTTGCAACCATTCTTACATTGTTACTTCCGTCAAGATTTTCCATGTCTAAAACTTTAACTGAAGTATAATCCATGTCGATTCCTGTTGAAGTTCCAAAGAATGCGTTTCCTTTCTCACCTGCCCACATATGAGTGTCTGCAACACCAGGTGCAATTGCAATTTTTAATCCTTCAAATTCTGGTGTATATTGCCCCATGTGATTAAAAGGAAAAGCAGATAAAGCAGAAATTGCTGCTATATACTTTCTATAAGTCTTTTTGTTCATATAGATGTACAGATCTTCTTTGCCGTACACGTTAGCAGGAATGTCAGCCGCTAAAGTTTGTAAGTTAGCAATAATGTTAGCTGATGTATAAGCACCTGAAGCTGAAGATGAAACCATGCCTGAAGTGCTTATTTTGTCAAATTGTCCTGATGTTCCTGTAGTTCCTTGCCATATACTGTGTTCAATACTGTCTGCGATTGAGTCAGATAAATAACTCATAGCATATGCCATGAAGTCATCTTGTTGGTGGTAAGACCAATCTGCTAACATAGTTTTTTTACAAACGTCTATGTTAATTTGGAACGGCTCTACAAATAAAACCGATTCTGTTAAAGTTAATGTAGCTGAATTTTCGTTAAAGTCACATGTTGCGTCTTTTACTAAATTTGCACCTGCTACTTTGTTAATCACTTCTTTATGGTTTACACTATCTCTAATAGTCATGTAGTCCAAAGAAGCTGCTGTTTTTAAAGCTGCTGAAACGTATGCACCTGCGTGAGTTCCGTTATAGCTGCTTGATGTAATAGTTAATGCCATTTTTCTTTTTTTTTAATTAATTATTTTTATCTATTTTCTATATTGTACCAATACTTTTCTTTCTTTGTTAACTCGTTATAATTCTTGTTAGAAAGTTTTGGTTTTTTTACGTCTTTAAATTTGTTAACTTCAACAGGTTTGTCCGCAGGTTCTTTTGATAACTCGACAACTTGTGCTTGTAGTTCTGCTTTTTCTGTTTCAGATAATTCTACTTCGTTTTTAAGGTCTTCGTTTTCACCTTTCATGTCTTTTAATTCTGCGTCTAATCTTTCAAGATCATTCTTTACTTCTGCTAAAAGTTCTTTAACAACAGCACCTATTTCTGTGATAAGTCCTTCTTTGTCAAATTCATACTCTTCAGTTCTTTTAACTTTTTTAGGCTGCGCATCTTCTATTGTCATTTCTTCTTCTTCAACTTCTGCAACTTCTTCAACTACTTCTTCTTCTTCTTCAACTGCTTCGTCTTCGTAAATTTCTGCAACTATACCGTCTTCTTCAACGCTAAAACCTACACCGTCTTCGGTTTCGTACTTTCCTTTTGGAAGTGGCATAGTCGTTCCGTCTTCAGTAAGAATTGAGATGTCGATCCCTGCAACTAATTCGTCTGCTGTAGATACAATAATTGTTCCGTCAACTAATTTTGCTTGATACTCTAATTTAATTTGTTCTGTTTCAGGCTCAATGCCTAGTGCTACTTTTATACGTGTTTTTAAGTCCATAATAGTAATTATTTTTTTTGAAGGTTATATGTATATGTATATAGTAATTATTAAGTTGTTTGATTTTCAATAACCTTTTTACACCAACGATACATTACATCACCGCCATATAAGTTGTATGCTATTGTTCCGTAGTCGTTCCAATCCTCTGTATTGCTCTTTTTAGCGTTTTTAAGGTAATTAAAAATGTTTTTGATACTCTTTAAGCTTAAGCCACTCTTAGACGCTATTCTGCGTCCTTTTTGTAAACCTGTTGCTGTTGCTTTTCTTCCTAACTTTTCATTTTCTATTAAAGCCCTTTCTGCATTTTGACTTGCGCCTTTAGGATAATCTGAATAGCTTTTTAAATTTAACATTTCAGCTAGTTCTTGTAAGATCTGTTTATCTGTATAAACAGGTTTAGACATTTTTTCAAGCTTGTCAACAAAATATCCTTCTATACTTAATCCACGCAACTCACCACTTTTAATTCTATCCCATAGTTCATCGTTTTCTATTTTCATCTTAACAAACCATGTTCCAATTGGTAAATCAAAGCCATATAAATTAGACTTGTCTTGTTTACCTTCTTTTATCCAACTTTCTATTGTTAAAACTCCTGCTACTCTATCTTGGTGTTGATATGTAGCTTTATGGTGGTTGTTATGTTTTAAGTATAACTCACTAGCACGCCTAACTGTTTCTTTAGAAAAATATACATAGTATTCACTATCTGTATTCGGATCGTAGCGAAATATAGATTTGTCAGGTATTAAAGCAGGGCTAATTAGCATTCTTTTTTCTTCGTCAACCTTTGAAAAGGTTAAATTGTTTTTTTCTTTTCCAAAGAATATAAAATCAACCTCAATCGCAGGGCTACTTACCAAGCTTATTGCGTCTATTGATAGTTCTTCGTTTTCTTCGCTAATTACAAGTTCTGTTATTTTAGTAGTATTTTCCATAGTAAAGTATATATAATTTTTTTTATTGTTTGATTTTAAATAGTTGCTCTACGTCTTATATCTGATAGTTGTGCTTGGCTGTCTGTCATCTCGTCTGCTACAACAAAAGCTTTCATAGGCTCAGGTTCTGTTCCTTCACCTAAACTAAACGCACCACTTATTGGTCTAGCTTCTGCTGTTGGTGCTGTTGGTGCTGAACCACTTGCTGAAGCACTATTTGGATCTGTTGAAAGTATTTTAGCTACTGATGCTGCCCCCATAATACCTGCACCAATAGCGTTAGCGATTCGTAAAGGATAGGGGATTTCTTCATCTGCTGTGGCTGCCATTATAGCACGTTGTGTACTGTAGATAGTTTCTGCGACTGCAAATGCTTTAGAAGCTGCTGCATTTTCTCCTGCCATGTCTTTAGCTAAACCAAAGCCTTGTTTGATTAAACCTTGTCTAGTTTTTTCAACTGTTGCGTCTAGTTTCTCTTTTTCTTTTGCTGCTTTTTCATCTGCTTTCTTTTTTTCTGCTACTTCAGTTAAATATATTTTTAGCTTTTCGTCTGATAATAGTAATGCTGCTGCTAGTTCTTCTTCATCTAATATCTTCTTTGCTTTTAATTCTAAAGCCCTACGTTTGTTTGCTTCTCCTTCCATTTCTATTGTTAATGCTTCTACCTCACCTTGTAGTCTTTTTTGTGTCATTATAGACTTTGTGTTTAAATCAATTAAAGCTGCTTTTGCGTTTTCGTGTTCAACAAATTCTGCGTGCAATGAGTTCCCTAAAGCAATTTCTGCTCCCATAGCTGCAATCTTGTCCTCTTGTATCTTAATTAATTCTTGCGTGTGTGCTAATTCTATTTCTTTAACTTTATTTAAAGCGTCTATTCTTTCTTGCTGTGTTTTAGTTTCGTCCATAGCGTCCAACCTTGCTTCTGCTACAGCTTTTCGCATTTCTGCTTTTGCTGTAATCATCTCAAGCTCTGCGTTACGTACTTTTTGTAATTCCCCTGCTAATTCACTTGCAGCTTTCGATTCCTCTTTTATTTCTTGTGTTACGCTTTTAAAGAAATCACCTACTTTTGATTGCTGTTGTTCGTCTAGTCCTGTCGTTATTTGAACCATAGCTGTTGCTGCTTCTGACGCACCTTCTTTTATTGAATCTAAATCAAGAGTAAATGCTCCTTTTATTACTTTACCTAGACTACCAAACATGTCAATTATTCCTGTTACTCTATTTACTATGTTACGTTTTAAAGACTCCCATAAATCCTTGATAGCTTGCTTAGGGTTACTAAATGCGTCAACAACTACTTTTCCAAATGCTGAAAATCTGTCTGTTATAACTGCAACTGCTGCACCAAATCCTGCCATAACTCTAGCAAGTTTGTCAGCACCTTCTTGTGTTCTTTTAAAGTATGATATTAAGCCAACTACTGCTAAAACTAATGCCCCTATACCTGTCGCTGCAATTCCTGTTGCTATCATTTTAAAAGCAACTTTTCCTGCAATACCAAACATTCTAACACCTTTAGCCATTAATGGAAATTTAGCTGCTAAAACTCCAAGTTTAGAGTCTATTCCGCTAGCAAAATCGCCTAATACTTTTTTAGCTCCTGCTACCTTTGCGTTTACGTTAAAATTTATATCTGCCATATTTCTTTGTTTAGAATGTTAAAGTATTTAATTTGTTTTCGTATAACTGAACACTAGCCGCCCAACCTATATTTACGTTTGCTGAACCAACTACTTTGATTGTCATATAAGGATCTGTTGTTGTTGCCATAACAGGTGTTGTGCTTAAAGATAAACTACCGTTAGCACTTGTGCTTATTGCTTGGGTAAATGTAGCGTTGTATCCGTTATCTACTTTTACTGCCCCTTTTAGTACATAGTACATATATTGTCCTGCTGTACCACTTGAACCCCCTGAACATAAAGCTACTATATGTGCTTCATATCCAACAATACTATTATTTTGTAACTCTATATAGTTTGTTCCGACTCCCTGTGCTGTTAAAGAGGTTAATGTTGCGTCTGTCGTTTTATTTGATAGTTGAACAAATGACATTTGTATTAATCCTGCTGCGGTGTTAAACGATCCCCCACCAATTAATACTTGCCCTTGTGTTAATGCTTTACCCATTTTGCCACCTATTATAGATGTATTATTTAAGCCCTTACCTATTTCGTTTTGCTCTCCTGTTATGAATACGTTTGTGTTTTTTCCTTTTGTTTTATTACTGCTGCCTAATAATACACTGTTATTTGTTCCTGATTCTACAGTATTATTCTTTCCGAATTTAGTATTGTCTGCATTTTTAAAACTATTTTGTACGCTTAATGAGTTAGTGGTTATTTTACAAGTACCTGAATGTTGATCCCATACATAGCCGTATGCTTCGCAAGTAAGTTGATTTGCTCGTACTTCATTTGTGCCGTCTGTAAATATAACCTCTATGCCGTTTATTTTCTTTGGCTTTATTTTATGTCCTTTTAAAAAATTCATTATATCAATATAAATTCTACTTTAGCTAATTCACCTGCTTTATAGTCAATTTTGTTTACTCTATATTCTCTGTTTTTAATGATAATAGTATCGTAAAAATTAAATGTGTTAATGTCCGCAGGTGTTAAATATACTTTCAACTTCATTATTCTTGTGTCAGGGTTATATAGTTCCTCATAATAAGGAAGCCAATATGTGTTAAATAAATTGTTTACAGGTAACCCCCCACTTCCAACAGGGTTAATTAAAGCACATTCACCGAAGTTAAAATCTATAGTGTCTAATACAGTAGGTACAGTAGTTAAATGTGCAAACTGACAAATAGTTTGATGTGTAGCTACACCTGATACACCGTTTTGTGCAGGTAAACTATATTGACCGCCTGTAATATAGACTGTTGAAGTATGTGTTACGTCATATAGTATTCTAGGTGCGTTTGAAAAACTTTCGCATTCATCACCCTCGCATTTGTAAATAGCAGGCACAGTCATGTCTGTGGTAAATCCTTCTATTACGGGTTTTATAACTGTAGGTGCAAATGGTGTCGCTTTTATTTCTTTCTCACCTTCTAATATAGTTAAATTAGTTGCGTCATATATTTTAGTTCCATACAAATAATCACCACCCATAGCTGTGTTGTAAGTCTTTAAAGCATAGTCGTCTTTATCTTTTGCATAAGTAAATAAAGTACGTCTTTTTAGATCCTTTAATGGCTGTAGTTTTATCTCTGATATATCAACCTTATTAGTCCAATCGTGTTGTACTGATGTTAAACCTACATTAGAAGGTTCTAAGAATATATCGTTGTATGGTTCTATTTGTAACGTCTTTGGGTTGTCTTTGTCTTGTATAGCTACTAAATTAAACATAGTAAATATGCCCTTTAAAAACTCCCATTGTTTTAATTTGCCCCTTTCATTGTTTAGTAACTCTGATGATGTTATCGGTTTACGGGCAAAATAAGCATATACTGTAGCTGTTGAACTACCACTTGATGTTGCAGATGTATCAAATTGACTAACTGTTCCTGCACTCTTTTTAAATTGCACTTCTAGTGTTTCATTAGACATTAAGTTTCTAGTAAAACCACCTGAATATGTGTACGTTCCTGCACTACTAAATGTTTGTGTTTGCACGTCTATTTCTTCTAATACGTTACCGCTACTATCTTTATGCACCCAACGTAAACTAAACGTTGCTGATGAAGAATACTCTATTCTAAAAGCATATGTTTGAATGGTAAAGTCTGTTGTGTCTTCGGGTGATACAAATTTAAAATTAGTGGTGTCATATACACCTTGATTGTTAAATGATATTGCGTTTAATTGTAAGTTTGTATAACTACTCCCTGCTGTATTATTAGAACCTGCTAAATGTCTATTATACTCTGCCAAAGCAATACCGCCTGTATTTTCTGTTGGTGCGTTTGCCGAACCCCAATTGAAGTCCATAAACAAACGTTTAAAATCATCTGTGTTAAATAAATTAGAAGTGTATTGAAAACCTGCGTCATAAAAGATCCTGTCAATTAAATACTTTATTTGAATCCATGGTCTAAATACGTCTTGTAATGAAGATGTTTCTAATGTAGGTGGGCTTGTCGTATTATCTAGTTCTAATGTACCTGTCCAATCACAAAAAGGGTATTTTAAAACACCTGTTGTTGAAGCACCTGTTGTTCCTGCAAAGCCACCATATGTGTCTGTTAAAGCTGCTCTTAAAGGTAAAGCGTTTGTCCAACTACCCTGTATATTAGTTCTATGGTAGTCGTGTTCTAACTCTGTAAAATCTAGATCGCTGAATGTTCTTGAGTCTAGCGTTTCTTTTAGACTTATTGCTTCGCTATATAAATTAACATTGTATGATATTTCACCGCTTTTATTTACTATCTCTATTAACCTCAAATAACCTTCAAATATAGAATAGCTATCTTCTTTTAAAATAGCTTGTGTCTTAATATAAGGGTTGAAGCTGTATGCGTCTTGACTTGTCGTTACTTCAAATAAGTGCGTAAAGATTTTATTGTTTCTTTTTGTAGCAGGTAGGTTAAAACTCTTTGAATAGCTTTGCACTTTTTCTGCTGCGTTTTTAAAGTTGTCAACGCTTAAAGTTAATGGTATAGTTGAGTCATCGTATAAGTCACAAATAACTTGCCCGTCAGAAAATGCACCTTGTACTTGTGGTGCTGTATTTACATTCTCTTTAATACTTACCTTACTAATCTTTATTGCTGCCCCTGTATCGTTTTGGTATGTGACAATTATAACTTCGCTTGTATGTTGTGCTGTAAAGGTTGATGTTAGTATGCCTGTACTTGCTGTTGAACCCAAATTGATTTGTGTAGAAGATCCAACTGTAAATTTTGTTGTTGAACTTGTGTCTACCCATGTATGTGGGGTAGTATGTAAAAATACAAATGCGTTAGCACCTGATGCTGCTTGGCTTATAGTAACCTTAATTTCATAATCTTGCCCTATTGTTAAGTTTGTAATAAGCTGATATACACCACTTTGCGAAATTGTTGTGTCTGAGTCAAGAACCAATGCACCCCCTGATATTGTTGGCTGTGTCGGTGTTCCCCAACTACCACCATTTGTTCTAAATCTTTTCCAACTTTGTGTAGCGGGGTTATTTATAACTGCATGTTGTGTTGGGTTAGTAGATGTTGTATTGTGTACGCTTGTAGCTGTAACACCTTGAAATAAAACGTTATCTGCAACGTATTCGTTTACTTGTTGGGTAGTAGTAGAGCTATAACTACCTTCATATTTTTGTGGGTATAAGATTAATTGTACACTCATTATGCTTTTTGTATTACTCTTTCTTTCGATCTTTCTATGTCTAACGTATATTGTAACAACTTATCATTTGCTTTAGTTTGTCTTATATAGCTAGTTGTTCTAACTACAACAGGTTCAATATATCGTCTTATATATGCATTTGCTGTGTCGTTTTGATAACCGTTTAATATATAGACTTCAGGGCTTGTAAATAGTTCTTCTATCCATATAGCTTCAGATTCACTTATATAATCTGTGTTAAGTTTTAACATCTCTTTAGCACCTGCTTTAAACGTCTTTGTGCCACCCTGATGTCCATGTAATTTAAATCTACTTTCATTCCATGTTCCTGTTATCTGCTCATACGTTACTCTATTTGTGCTTACTGTTCTTGTTGACTTCTTTTTAAAGCTGTAGTAATCCCAAACACCATGACGGTTAAGCCATGTTAGTCTAATGTTTTCAAACCCTTTGCAATCGTCTGTAATAATATCAAATCTATACACTTGACTAATACCTGTGTCTGTATCGTCAAATGCTTGTACAGTATAATATGCTGCTGCTGTGTATGTGCCTGATAGTCCGTAGTTTTTAAAATTACCCATTCCACAACCAAAGAATTGTAGTTTTTGATTACTGTCATTAAAATAGCCACGCTTACCACCGTTTGAAGGAGTACAAGTTGTGTCTATATCCGATCCTAATTGTGCACCTGCGCTGTTATAGAATTTAGCTTTGATATAATGTACTGCGTAGTTTCCTGTGCTTGTCGTACCTACTCTAAAGTCAGCATTGTAAGATGTGAAGAAAGCAAGTGTATGATAGTCTGTGTTTTTAAGATACTGTGTTGTTGGTGCGTTAGTTAAAAACTTTGCGTCAGTATCGTTCATAATAAAATTATTAGCGTCTAAAGGATAACCATAATTGCCGCTAGAGTCTAATCTTAAAACATCTTCATTTTGTAATACTCCATTATATGCTAAAAAATTGTCTGTTTCAGGGTTGTTGGTATTTGCTATTGCTACTGTATTTTCTGCTGTACTATCTGCACCTAAATACTGAACCTTAAATTTAACAGCAAAGTATCTTATGCAATTTCTATTAGTTGAAAATTTATCTATTAAATGTATTGGGTGTGGGGTAGTGTCTGAATAAGGAGTTGTTTTATAACTACTAAAATTTGCACTATTGTTTGCTGTAACTACACCGCCTTGCTGTTCAGGGCTAACATAACTTTCTATAATAGGTCTTAAATCAAATATCCCTACACCCTTATTGTTAGGCACAACCTTTAATGTAGCTGCTAAATTAGTAGTTGATATTAGGTTCGCTGTTAATTGACTTATATAGATCTCAGCAATAAATTTAATCTTTGTTTCGTTTGCTATTACAACGTCATCTTTAACTGTAAAAATTATGTCCTGTCCTGCTGCTAATAATTGATATTTTGGTTTCTGAATTATCTGTATCATTTCGTATTATTTTTTTGTTGCCTTTTTATATCTGCTTCAATGTCTTTTGCAAGTGCTTTTTTTAATCCTTTAATATATGTCTTTCTTAACTTCAACCACGCTTTTGAAATATGGCTTGATGACTTAATTCCTTTACTTGCAATTGAACGACCTATTAAATATGATAACGCTTTT